ATGTAAACAATTATGCATCCGGGTCAGTCGCACCATCGGCACTTCAGTTCAAGACGCAGATTAACGGAGTGGACATTGGTGATTCTCGTTCAACACTGCAGTGGATTGATGTTCCCCAGTATTACTTTATGCCATTCGGGTACAATCATTCAAATCAAACTGCACCCGTTGCTATCATTTCATACGCACTGGACACGTCAAAGCTTCAGCCAACAGGAACGCTGAACTTTTCACGCATTGATACGTACCGTATTGTGGCACCAGCTGGTTCGACGCTTACAAATATTACGAATAGCGCCTCGTGGTTCTATGCTGTCAACTACAATGTTCTACGAATTAAAGATGGTATGGGTGGACTGCTCTACAGCAATTAGGTTTTTTTAATCATTTTCATAGCCAAAAAATAAAGAACTGCGGTTACAAATGCACTGGCAATCATTCCAGTGAGTGACAAATCACCAGAGCTCAATGCAAACTTGGGAATAATATTACTTAGTTTGAGTTGAACTGGCTTTGAGAAAACAAGAACTGCTGCAACTCCGGCGAGCGCGGCGCTCAGCTGTTCGTCTGTCAGACCAAGTGGGTTCTTTGACGGCGGAGCAGCCACAGGAGTCGTGTCGAGACTTAGCCCGGCGACGCGATTGTTCTGCGGATTTTTGTACGACCCTTGACCGCCAGAAGGTGCAAAGTTACTTTCGGGCATGTTAAATTCAGCGCTCGGAACAACATCCGATATGGGCGTTGAGAAATCCATTTCTATCTTGCTATTTTTTATTTCAGGTTTAAATGATTCAACCGGGTCAAGTGTTCTGGTCTGAAAGACTGGCTGGGGGCGCTCTTCTGGGGGCGGCGGAGCATTCACCTCGGGAACCTCTGGAATGTATTGAAGAATATCATTTGATCCATTGAAATCGAGATTCTCGATAATCATCCTAATTTTCAGTCTGAAAACTTTTCAGAAAACGGAGCGCAACCGCCAGAGTACAAGTACTCGAGCGCGGGGGCACCACCCGACGTGTGCGCAGCAAAATCTCCGGGCTGCCACATAAACTCGGGAGGATCATTGAAAAATTTTTGACGGTAATACGACTGAATCGTACGAGGAAGAAAAATATGCACATGGTTCTTGATTGCCGGATTTGTATGAAATAACGTGGCAAATGCACTCTGCTCCCAATTCCGCTTCGTTTCAAAGCCACATGGGTTATGCCATAGATGTTCAAGGAGGGAAAGTGCACTCGGCTTTGCAAATACAAATCCCGTATTTACAGGATCTGACCAGTAAAACTTATCAGCCTGTAAGGCGATAACCGCACCCGATTTATCAAATGCATCTAAAAATTCATCGAGGGGCTTGTCGACATTGGTCAACATAATATCATCGTCGATGCAGATGGAAACATCATACTGCGAAACAATCTCAATAAGAAATGAAATTTTATTCCACGCCTGATGTCTCGATGGGTCCGACGTTTCAGTTCGAGTCAAAAACGTGTATCCGTGGCGATCACAGTACTCTTGTATACGTTTCCAAGAATGCTCTGTATGCGCTGGACGATCGGACATTGAACAAAAGGCGACACGTCTCATTATTTTCTAAACCTTTTTAATGTTTAAGTTACTACTTCCACGTTTAGTCACTGGAGTCCCTGAAATTGATGATGTCACGACGTGCCTTGGGTTATAATTATGTTGGTGGTACTGCCACATGGCATCCGAACCAATACGAAACCCCTTGCGAATCGGCGCCTTGTAATAAAAGACACAGTCTTCAATTCGGTTTGATTTGCTCGTATTGTCCAGCACAAGACATTCGTAGTTTTCAGTACATGCATTCATCACTTGACAAAACATGTCAAACGTTGGAAAAATTCCAAAAAAAGCTTTATACAGTCGTTCGCGATTTTGAATCACATTTTCGCGAAGTATAAACACATAGTCTACATTGGCACGGAGATCTGGACTCAGGTCCATGCAGTACTGCATCGTCAAAATGAAAAAAATCTTCCAATGCCTGCCATTCATGAAACACTGACGAATACACGTGTCCTTCATAAATGATTTGTCATACATACAGTCATCCAAAAGTAAAAAGGCACCCGTCTTTTTTCCGGTACTTACAATTCTCCGCTGCCGTTCAAGTACTTTTTCAATAGCCGTTCTGTTGTAGTCTCCGTAGATGAACAAGTCTGGAACAAACTGGCGGTAATAATGGTTTCCATCCTCTGTTCCAGACATGACAATGCCGCACGGAAGATGCTTCTTATGGTACATGATGTCTGTTACAAGTGTACTTTTTCCCGTCCCGCGCTTTCCTATAAATACACACACCTTGTCATCCCCAATTTTACTCGGATCAAACTTTTTAAGTTGCAAGTTTGTCATACTATAGTACGTGAGTATTTTCATTGTGCTCTTTTTTCGCAGGAGACTATATGAATCAACTGGCACTTCGCGGGGAAGAGGATGCCTGGTTTACAGCCAGACCAGACATTACATATTTTGAAACAACACCTGCCAAAACTCAAAACAAAAAAAAGGTTTCATTTGAAATTCCATTTGATTCAATTGGTCCAACTGGTGTATGCACAATTCCTCAGTACGGAGATTACTTGACTGGTCTGACGTTGCGAGTCACGCTCCCTCCAATTTTTCCAATTCAGTCGTCTGCCTACGTGTTTCCAGGAGTTTCAAACTCACGACTCTTTGTTCAATTAAGTGCAACAAGTATAGTAACTGTTACTGGTTACGCAGGCCAGCCAAATTCACTCTGTATCATTACTGCTTCACCGCATGGATTCAGTGTAGGTGCAAATGTCTACATTACGCAGACCGGAACTGTACTTGACGGTAATTCCTATTCTATAAGTCTAATTCAAAGTACAACACAGTTTCTTGCGCCTTATCCCAATGCTATTAGCCCCCCAGTATCTGGTCTTATAGGGGCAGCGGGGATTATACCAACGCCGATTACTGACGGAGCATACTATTCAACTGTAAATTTCAATTTATGGGGCCAAATCGCGGGGTCTCAACTCACCGTGACAAACACCTCGCTGCAATATGTATACTCTTCTTCATCTTATTCAAACATTTACTTTTTGGATAGTGCGTCAGCTGCATTTTGGGGATTTGACAGTCGTCAAGGACTGGTCTATCCCTTTGTCAACGGAACTATTGTACCCCCGTGGTCATTTTCACAAAGTGGTTGGATTCCTGGATTTCTTCCACCAGATTTATCAACTTACGATGATTCAGTAGGGAACAAGCTTATTCATGCGGCCCGTCTTCTCATTGGAAAACAACTTATAAATGAATTCACGGGAGAATATATAGAATTATATAATGATCTTACGGTTCCATACGAAAACAAAGCAATTCTGAAACTTCTTAACGGAACACTTGATCAGACGCAAGCAACAACATACAGACAATACTACATCAGTTTGCCTTTGGGTATAAAACGCATTCCTTTGGCGTCGATGTTTCGCCAACAGACAAGTATAGAAATTGATTTTGAGAATTATACAAACTTGTCCCAAAATTTCAATGCAGGAAGTGGTATATTTACAGATCCTTTGTCCTATACAGTCTACCCAAATAATGTAACTATTCAGGCAACTCTTTCGTATCAACAATATCTTTTTTTTATCACAACTTCTGGAAATATAATTGTATATGATTCTACGCAGGAATTCAACGCACCTGGTGCACTGACCACTATTGTCCAACAATCACTCACGAGTTTTAATACGTATAGTCAATTTATAGCATTTAGTGGTATTTATATTCAGACTGTCCAAGGGCCACTTTACCTCTTTCAGATTTCAGATATATTAAATGGAAGTTCAAAAAACATTTCAAATAACTACTATCCGGCTCCGTTGGGCCCCGGAAATCCATCCGGTACGCTTACAGCCGACGACACCTATCTGTACTACGCACAAACTTTGGGTACGTCTGTTTACCTAGCGAGATACAACACAGGTTTAAGTTTTAAAGATCCGGGAAGTTATTCATCATTTAATTTCACATCAACTATAGACTCTGCCGTCAACGGATTTAGCCAACTTATTTATACAGGTCAAGAACTTCTCATTATTCCTTCTACTTTTACAGGATACATATATGGAACAACAAATTTTTGCGCAACTACAACAAAGTACACGACGCCTTCTCAATTTTTAACGGGTGTCATCATAGGAACATTTATATATTTTGTAGATACCGTGAATCAGATCTGGGCATATGATACAATAAATAAAGTTATCATCAACTCGGTCTTGTTAACTTTTCCAGGACCTCAAGTCACAAGCATGCAAGGGGATGGAAATTTTATATATGCATCGAGTTCCACGAGTGTATTTCAAATGAATACACTTACAAATACATTTCTCAAAAGTCCTTTGAAATTTACTAGTACGCAGCTCTTTGCGTATGGACCCAGATTTGTATTTATGGTTTCTACGGCATCAAGTAGTCCTGTTGTACAATTCGATCCATACGCTGTGCCATTTCAGTATCAATACAACGCAACAATCATCGCAGACTATGAAACAGATGACACACCCGCACCAACGAGCAACACGCTCATTGGAATCATTCAAACGCAACACATACAGGACATGACAAAGATGGATCTACGTGGACCAGTCAAAGAGCTTTGGTTTACAGGAAGCCCTGCATCCACAAATGTGTTTCAGTACTCAAATGGGAGCGACACGAGCTCCATAGTGCTCACGTCTGACGAGGCAATTGTGACGAATGATGTCGGGAGTAACGCATTCCTGGGTATTCTTCAGCCATTTGAAACTCATACGGCCATGCCAATTCGGAATGTATCAGTCTTTTCAATGGAACTTGATCCTGAATCTGACGTGCCAAATGGGACGGTGAATTTTTCGCGTATACGGGATCAGCAGTTTATTGGTGGGGCGCAGAGTGGGTGGGCCCGCAATTACAACATTCTCATGGTGCGCGACGGCTTTGGTGGGTTAATGTTCAACTAATTTTTGTTGGATAGTACTAGATGACATGTCCGGCACAATTTTCACATCAAGTCACACGCCTTCAATTTCCAGCCGATGTTCATTTTGGAGCCGATCAGTCCATTTGGATCGCCAAGGTTGGTGACATTGCTCGCGGGAACATGTACCTTCGCGTTGACTGGCCTGCGCCAGCCACAGTTGATGATTCGGCGGGAACACGAATGATTGACTTTGTAGAACTACGGTACGGTGCCAATCTCATCGAGAGACACTATGGTGAATCGATTGAGCTCATGAATGACATCATGGTTCCACAAGCAAAACAGCAAGCGCTCTCAGAGCTCATGGGAAAACACTTGACAAGTAACCTCGCCTCGTACTATATACAAATTCCATTTCATGTCGACCTCCCCCTCTGTGCTCTTGAGCATGCGCCAATCTTTCGAGTGAGCTTTCGAAATTCAAATGAATTTTCATCACTTACATGGACTGGGGCCATTCGAGTGAATCTCTTTGTCGATTACGTGTACGTGACTCAAGCCGAAAGAAACTATTTCAAGTCTTCACAGTTTGATTTTCTGACACACACAATGCAACGAGTCATCTTCACGTCACCGACGTTTACAACTGAATTCACCCGTCCAATCAAGGAGCTTTACTGGGTCGTTCAGGCACAAGGAGCACCTGCATATCAATTTAGTAATATAATTTCATTAAATTTAAAATTTAATGGAATTGAAATTATAAAGGACGAGTTTGGCATTCCTCTTTTTTTACAAACAATTCAAGGGTTGGAAAATCATACACGGGTTCCAGATCGAAACTTTTACATGTATTCATTTGCACTTGACCCCGAAAACAGAGATTCAACTGGCGAAATTAACATGACGGCGGTGACACGTCAGCTTCACACGATCACACTCGACCCATCTGTGGTTCTTGGTCAAATCAGGGTGTACGCAGTAACACACCAGGTTGTTCGAATCAGTCAAGGAAGCGCTACACCACTCTTCACGCTGCAAGAGGGTGGTTCTGTGATTTAAAAAACATTGAATGACACTAGAGAATGTTTACATTTACAACCATGGGAAACTTTGGTCAATATGGACCAAAGTCAACCCAGACATATGCCAACTACCCGTTTTCCAACTTTTCAATCATCAATGGCCAGCAGCAATGGGTCGTCCCCCAAACCGGGGCATACACGATTACTGCTGCTGGCGCACGAGGGGCACTTCCAGGCCGAATTGTCCAGGGCACATTTTCTTTGATTGCAGGTCAAACTGTATCTATTCTCGTTGGTCAGCTTCCATACCCGCTTGTTCAGCAAAACAATCTGACCCTTGGAGGTGGCGGAGGAACCTTTGTAGTTCTGGAAAATACGCCTCTGGTTATCGCCAGCGGAGGTGACGGAAGTACGTCTGGCCTCCCTGGTCAATTCAGCGGTTCAGGTGGTACAAGCGGAGCTGGATACACATCAAATGGTATTTCAGCAGACCCGTTCGTATCCTACAATTATCCATCATCCTATACAAATGGCGGAGCCGGATCGAGATATACATATTCACAGTCAAGAGCAGAGGGTGGATTTGGAGGTGGTCAAGCGCCATACAATCTTCCCATCTCCGTCTCAAAATGCATAGGCAATGGGACGATAGCAACTGTTTCAACGAGCATCCCACACGGGTACCCAAATATCTATTATGTAAAAATAAATATACCATCGTTCAATGGAAACTATTTGATCAAGTCAACTAGTTCGAATACATTTACATTCAATAGTAATGTGTCTGGTTCTGCATTCACGGGGAATGTCACGAGTGTTTTTAGTGGTGTACCCGGCGGCGGCGGATACAGGGGTGGGTCAGGTGCAACGTGCTACGGAAATGTTACTGACCTCGGGCCAATAGCAAACACCGCTGGGTACGTAACGGTTACACTCGTAGGCACACAGCCGCCACCCATTCAGCCATGGAATACGTCATGGTACTCGGTATCACAATATCTTCCAAATTCCGTCGCGCGAACGTGGTCACCTCTT